TGGGTCCTGATCTGGGCCAGCGGCAGCGTCTTGAGATCGTGGCCCTTGGTCGGGATGGCGTAGCTGTTCCCCTGCGGGCCGACGCCGAAGCCGTAGATCGCGCCGTGATGACGCTTCGCCGCCAGCGCCGCGCCCGCGCCGTGGCGGCCGGCGAGGTTGGAGCCGAACACGAAGACGCTCATCGGCCCTCCAGCTTGTCCCAGCCCTCGCCGTGGTCGAAGTCGATCCAGATCGGCGCGCTGCCAGGGTAGAGGACGTCGCGGCCGATGTACGTCTTGCTCATCCGCACCGTGGCCTTGACCAGCAGATTGTCGGTGGTGAAGTCATCGGACGCGGGAGGGACAACCTCGGCCCGGAGGTGGCGGATGAGGGCTATGGCCGGGAACAGGCCCAAGACCAGGCGGCGGGGGATGGTCATGGCGCCTCATGCTCGCCGCACCAGTCGTCGTCCAGCGTGATCGGCCACACCCCCAGCGGGACTGGCAGGTCGGGCGACCGATGGCGCAGCGGACGCGGCGGGTGACGGTGACAGAAGCCGTAGTGGCTCTCCGCCATCTGCCGCCAGAAACGGCAGGTGTCGCACCAGACGCCCGTCAGTCTCGGCACATGCTCAGTCAAGAAAGATCTCCCGCGCCAGGGCCGCCACCCGGTGGTCCCGCTGCAGCGCCTCCTGCGCCAGCGTCTCGATGTCCTCGATGATCTCGGCCAGCATCGGGTCACACCGCCGGATCGGCCCCGCCGGTCGCCGATAGGCGATTGCCTTGAGCGCGATCCTAAGCGCCCTGATCCGTCCCGCCTCGCTCATGGCCGTTCGCCCACCCTCGCCCGCCGCTGCGCCTCCGTCCACACCTGCTGGGGAGGGTACACGCGGCGCACCCGGCACTCCACGGCGTAGACGCTCCTGACGCGCTCGCTGCTGATGCCGAACGCCTTGGCCAGGTCGCACCAGCGCTCGCCCGCGTTGCGCCGCTCGAAGATCGCCGTATTGCGCTCCGTCTTGATCATCTCGTCGTGGGTGCGCTTGGGCGGACGTTGGGCGCGCTCCACCGCGGCGGTTGCCCGCTTGAGGCTCCCGAACACCTTGACGACCCCGCCCAGCTGAACCACCCACGCCTCAGGGAGGATCACGGCGCGCGCACAGTGGACGATCTCGCCCTCGGGCTTGCCGCGCAGGAGGTACGTCGGGTGCGCCACCCCCTCCTGGCCGTAGTCCTCGACGTCGGGCCACCAGATGTGCGGCTTGGCGGTCGGCGGTCGGCGACGGGCCGGTGGCTCGTAAGGCTTGTCCAGTCCTGCGAGGCGGGCGGTCAGCGACATCCTGGGCATAAGGGCTCCTCAAGTCGTTGCGTTGCGAGGCGGAGCGTGGCGGAGCGGGGAGAAGCGGAGCCGTGCGGAGCGTTGCGTCGCGGTGCTAAGCCGATCTCCTCCTCAGACGGGTCCGGTCGAGCAGACGCTGGGCGATCTCGGGAACGGTCGGCAGCGGTGCTTCAGGCTCAACGACCGCCTTCAGCAACCTGCGCGCCGTGAGCCGGGCGATGATCCCCTGCCGCGCCAGCGCCTCGTTGAGCCGCAGCTGCGTCGCCCTGGGAACATCGTTGGCCCGCTCGACACCTCGGGTCAGCGTCTGGATCGTCGCCCGCGCCACGCTGCGCTGGTGTTGGGCCGTCCGCATCTCGACATGCGGGATCTGCTCCGTCGTCAGCCGCCGGTAACCCTCGTTGCGCTCGTTGCAGTAGACGGCGCCATACTCGCGCTCCGCGATCCGACGCGCCGACTGCAGCAGATGCTGCCGGTCGCGGATGTCGTCCACCCCGGCGGCGGCGCTCAACTGCCCGAACGTCAGCTGCACGCCCGGCGCCGTGACGGCCAGCAGTTCGACCAGGCTGGCCGTCTCAGGCCGCGCTTCGAAGACAAGCGACATGGGGGCTCCTTACGTTGCGTTGAGGTGCGCTGCGCTGCGCGGAGGCGCATTGCGCGGAGGTGCGTAGCCGGGCGCTGCGGTGCGGGGCGCTGTGACGGGACGTTGCGTTGCGATGAGCCGCGTGGAGGCGCGTAGCGGGGCGAAGCGTTGCGCTGCCATGCGTAGAGGGAAGAACGATGCGATGAGGTGCGTAGCGGCGCGTTGCGCTGCAGAGCGACGCGAAGCGTTGCGGTGCGTGGAGCGGCGGCGCGACGAAGGGGCTGTGAACCGGGGACGATGCGTTGAGGTGCGGCGCGTGGCGTGGCGGAGCGAGGCCGGGCGCGGCGTAGCGGGGCGCCGAGGGAAGAACGTTGCGTTGAGGGGCGGAGCGAAGCGGGGCGGTGCGTTGCGTTGCCAAGCGAAGCGGAGCGGAGCCCATCCGTCTAGGCCGCTATCTGGCGGTTGTCCTGCCAGTCGACCTCGACGATCGCAAAACGGCCGTTGGTGCCGCCATTCTCAGGCCTCCAACGACCGACCCCAATGTACATCCCCGCATTGTCCAAGATCTCCATGAAGATCGCTTGCGTAATAATCGGGTCCAAAATCCATACGTCGAAGGTCGTCCCCCACTCGTACATCATCGGAAAACGACGAATAACCCGCTTGCCCGACCCCCGGATCCCATTAACATTGCAGGGGAGCGCCAGCGACGCAACCGTCGCCGGATCAATATTGAGGACCGGGGCGGCAGGGATCATGATGCCACTGACGAACTTCGCCGTCCAAGTGGCGTTGCCCTGACCCGCAATCTTCTTCTTGGTGTACTTCGCCGCCGACATCAGCGTCTGATGCACCCCATCCGCCGGGATCACCACAGACTTGCCGTCAAGCGTCAGGTTCATCTTCGACCGCCACGTCCGCTTGTCATAAGCGTCGTGGCTCTCCCCCTCCAACCAATCCTCGTCATGCTGGTGAGCCTGCGAGTACGGCGCCGAACCCTTGATCGTCACCGTCGCGACTGAGTAGTCCATGGATCTCTCCCTAAGCCCAGCCCCAGGAAATTACCTACCCACTTTCCTTCCCTGTCAAGTCCCACCTGTCCCCAGGAGGATCGGCCTCGTGCCTGGCGTGAACCTCCAGCAAACCCGCCCACGCCTCAGGGTGTCTGGCCACCGCCCCCAGGCCCAGCAGCTGCTCGCGCGTCAACAGGCGCGCCCCCTCGGCGGCGGCCATCAGTTCGTGGATGTTGGGGCCCTTCACTGCAACTCCGACGGCGCTTGCAAGCCCTTCCCCAGGCCCACCCGCAGATACGTCAGCGCCTTCTCCAACACGTTCGCCGCCGCCTCACCACCCTCCAGCACCGTCAGCCGATGCGTCGCCCCAACCAAAAGCCGGAACGCCCTGAGCGCGTCGAGCGTGTCCAGAAACGCACGCTCCTCCACCGTCGGCATCGACGACGGGTCATACCAGTCGGGATCGAACATGGGACCTCCGTAAAGCCGTACCTGACGATACCCAAAGGGGGCCCCAATTTGGGAAAAATAGTGGGGGTATGTGGGAGGATGCTCCACCGCCCAGGTTGCGATAGCCAGGCCCAGGGCGTCCCCCCGCCGCCGGCCGGCGGTGCTGCGTCAGAACGCCGCGGCGAGGCATGCCATTGATATCGTTGAGGTTTTTCTCGAGGCGGGGGTGGGGTGCGACGTCCTGTCGCCTCGACCCAGCTGCCGCAGGCGTGGCAGCGCCCTGACCCTGGCTGCGTCAGACTGTCGCATCTTTCGCCGGCCAGCAGAGCGAGAGAGGGCTTGTACAAAACCCCAACGTCCGTATGATGGATGTATGAACACCAACCTGATCGCTTATCTCCGCGTTAGCACCGGCCAGCAAGGCAAGAGCGGCCTCGGCCTCGACGCCCAGCGCACCGCCATCGAAGCCTTCGCCCAGGCGAACGGCCTCAACATCCTGGCCGTCCACGTCGAGGTGGAAACAGGCAAGGGCGCCGACGCGCTCGACCGCCGGCCGATCCTCGCCAAGGCGCTGGCCGAGGCCCGCAAGGCCAAGTGCAGCGTCGTCGTGGCCAAGCTGGACAGGCTGTCGCGCGACGTGGCGTTCATCGCGAACCTGATGGTGCAGCGCGTGCCGTTCATCGTCGCCGAACTCGGCATCGACGCCGACCCCTTCATGCTGCACCTCTACGCCGCGCTGGCGGAGAAGGAGCGGGCGCTGATCAGCAGCCGCACCAAGGCCGCGCTGGCGGCCAAGAAGGCCCAGGGCGTGAAGCTGGGCAACCCCCGCGCCGCAGAGGCCTCAGTGCTCGCTGGCGAGGCCAAGCGGGCCAACGCCAACGCCTTCGCGGCCAACGTGCTGCCGATCGTGCAGCAGCTGCAGGCGGCCGGCGTGACCACGCTGGCGGCGATCGCCGAGGCGCTCAACGCCCGCGGCGTGAAGACCGCGCGCGGTGGCGACTGGCACGCCTCAAGCGTCAGGAACATCCTCCTCCGCGCCTAACTCCTCGAACTCAGCATCCACAGGCTCAGGGCCCTCAATGAGGCCCTGGGCCTGCGCGTGCGCCAACACCTGGCGCAGCGCAGCCCGCCCTGCCTCGTCCAGCAGGCGCGGATCCAAGACGTGCCGCGTGGTCGTGTTGATCTCGCCCTCCACCTTCAGCGTCTTAGCGTCGCCGTAGCGGCCAGTGTCCCACTTGGCCAGCAGGCGCAGCCTCACCTCGCACTGCGCCTTGGCCCGCAGCACCGCAGCGGTGTTGAAGTGCGGCACGCCCTCAGCGTCGATGACGACGTCCTCCGACTTGTCGTCGATGATCGTCAGACATTCCACAGCCAGGCTGTCCCAGCCCAGGGCGCGCGCTGAGGTGACCTCCTCAGAGAAAGCCGGATCCTTCTTCTTCCAGAGATCGACCGCCTGCTGGGTGACGCCGTTGCGCCGGGCCACGACCGACAGCGGCAGCCCCTGCACGAGGCCGTGCAGCACGTCGTGCTTGATCTGGTCGCGATCGAGGCGACGGGGGCGCCGGCCTGGCTGGTCACGCATCGACATGGCGCGCGCGATGGTACAATGGGTTGACGCTGTGCGCGAGAGGGCGCCACTCATCCGTGTAAACGGCTGACATCACACAACAAAAAGGGCTGGGGAGCGATCCTCAGCCCTCAAGGCTCAGTTGTTGCAGGTGTCAGTCTGGGGCGAGGCGCACATGCTCGGCGTCGAGCCAGGCGCGCAGACCGCTCTCCCAGGCGACCAGCACTGAGACGCCCTCGGCCTCGACGGCCACCCCGAAGCCGTGCTTGTGGACGTGCTGGACGCGCACGGGGAAGCCGGCGTGGAGGGCGTCTTCGATCTCTTCGAGCGTAGCCATCAGTTGTATCCCCAGGACTGCACACGGCCCTCGGGGGTCCACTGGATCCAGACGCCGCGCCGGAGCAGTTCGGCGTGCAGGATGTCGCCTTCGGCGTCGCTGTACGGGTGGGCGAGGTCGTCGATGATCTCCTGATCGGAGAGGTGGGCGAGGTCGTCGACGACGGAGGCGGCCTCGTAGACGCGGGGGAATTCAGACATGGGGGTTCTCCTGTTGGATACGTGAGCGCAGGTGGTTGGCGACGCGGGCGTAGGGCACGCGCTCGCCGCCGATCACGAAGCAGGCGTGCAGGCCTGACGGCTGCATCGCCAGGGCGTCGGCGTCGGCGCTGAGGGTGCGCAGGACGCGGGGATCGGTGACGGCCTCGGGGTTGCGGGCGTAGGCGTCGAGGGCGGCCTTGCGGATGCGGATAGCCCTGCCGGTGACGTCGCGCCGCTGGTTCTGCGGGTCGCGGTAGCGGACGTAGAGTTGGGCGAGGGTCATCGTTTGGTGACTCCGGGGAGGGCGTGGCGGCTGCGGGGCGCAGCGCCTTCATCGCGGGTGGCCTTCATGGCCTTGGCGACGATCCACTGGGTGCGCGGGGTATCGCCGCGGGCGGCGTCGATGGCGGCGATCTCGTGGGGTTCGAGGCGCAGGGCGATCTGGGTGCGCTTGACGGCGCGTTGGGGGCGACCGGCCATCAGATGGCGGCCAGACGCTCGGCCGCGGCGCAGGCCGCTTTGAACGTGCGGAAGCGGGTCGGCGCGGCGGGTGCGAATGCGCCAGTATCGTCTTGGCGCACGATGCGGAAGGTCTTGGCGTCGCAGGGGAGCCAGACCCTGTAGGCGGTGCCGTCCAGGCGCCAAACGGTGCGGCGCGGGTTGATACGAGTCCAGGGGTTGGTCATGTGTCTCTCGGGTAGGCGTTGGTGAAGGCAGCACCCTACTTTCCTGATATCAGGCTGTCAATAACGGATATCAGGAAAAGACAGCAAAGCGCCCGCCAAGCTGAGCCGGCGGGCGCGATGGGGTTGAGAGATCGGGTCAGCGATGCAGGAGGGCGTCGCGCCAGTCGTCTTCCTGCCAGTCGAGCGGCTGGACGAGGCGGTGCTCGGGATGGCTGATCCAGTAGCCGCGGCCCTCGCTGTTCGGGTGGATGAAGCTGGGCCGGCGCTGCAGCTGCGGGTAGGCGGCGAGGTCGTAGCCGTCCTGGCCGGCGATCATCGCCCGCACCAGGGTGAGCCACTCGACGCGGGTCAGCTTCCAGAAGCCGCCGAACTGGGTGACGTAGACGTTGGTCATCAGAACGACCTGCAGATCTCGATGACGACCGGGTCGGACGTGTACTCGTCGGGGAAGTCGACGGTGCTGCTGGCGAGGAAGCCCTCGGGGCAGAGGGCCTCCAGCTGCTCAGCTGAGGTGATGACGATACGCTCGTCGGCTTGGCCGTGGGGCTCGCAGACGAGACGTCCGTCGCGATCGATAGTGACGTAGGCGGTCATGGGGGTCCTTTCAGGGGTTGATGTGGATGTCGGAGACATCCAGTCGTTCGCGCAGGCGGGTGGCGAAGGCCTCGGCGCCGCGGGTGGTTTTGAATTCGCGGGAGCGATGGATCCGCCCGCCGGTCCACTGCTTCCAGGTGACGGTCATGCGTACCGCGCTTCGAGGATCTCGAAGGCGTAGCCAAGGGCTTCGCGCTTCGTGGTGCAGGGATCGGAGTAGGTGGACTGGCTCCAGCGGGCCTTGGCGATCCAGTAGTCGTAGTCGACGCCGTCGTGGCGGCGGGTGAACTGGACGACCTCGACGGTCTGCATGTGATCCGCGCCAGGCTTGCCGACGGTGTAGAGGCCGGGGCATTCGCGGGTTGAGGTGAAACGGGTCACGTGGGCTCCTTGTTGAGAGCCTCCTTCTAATTTCCTGATATCAGCCTGTCAATACCCTGATATCAGAAAAGTGTTGCGGGCCGGACGCGACGCCGGCTCTGGCTCGGAACTCCGGCCTCGACGCGGCCCGGTGTTCAGCGGGGGCGATCGCTGGTCCGGTTGCACCTTCGATGCGTGTCTGCTCTCCACGCCGCCGCAACGCCCAATGCTACGCTGGCCACAGCAGGATGGCCAGCAGTCCTCCGGCGACGAGGAACAGGATCCAGGCGAAGGCGCGCTCGACGGGCATGCGCCGGCATGGCGGTTGGGGGTCTTGGCGTCAATTCGGCTTCGTCAGGTTGAGGGCGGCGTAGATTCGGCGTTCGGTGTCCTCGACGCTGACGCTGTCGCAGCTGTTGCAGACCAAGGCGGTGAGCGCGGGCTTGTTGGCGGTGTCGCCGGGATGATCGGTGACGGCGAGGGCGGAGAGGTCGTCCAGGCCGTGGAACGTCTGATCGCAGAGCAGGCAATGCCAGGTGTCCAGTTCGCCGGTTCGGATGCGGTCGTAGACGCCGAAGGCGAGGCGCAGGGGGCGCGTCTCCGGGTCGCGCGTGAAGCGGTTGGTGGCCTTGCGGCTACGGTTGGCGTCGAGCACCACGGCCATCAGCGCGACGGCGCCGACGATGAGGATGCGCACGGGTTCACCACGCCCTAGGACGCGCGCGAAGTCGGCGGGCTTTGCGGGTCTGGGCTGCCTCATTCCAGTGTCTCCTGGGGGTGGCGGGAGCGTCTCCGGGCGGCTCCCACAGTCAAGCTTCTTAAGCGCGCGACGACCCGCGGACTGTGGTCTTGGGAGGGGAAGGGGGGCCCAAAGCCCCCCCCCTCCCCCCACAGGGCCGTGACCCTAAGAAATTCTCTTAAAACCGTAAAAGCCGTCCTTAAGGGGAACCCCCTTCCCTAAACCTTAATAGTATACGGAAAACCTTTATAAGGGAAAACCTTAGCCCCCCTTAGATTCCCTTAACTCACGATCTAAGGGAGACGTCTCAGAGCGGCTCGACGGGGGGTACGGGGCGGTGCTGGGCGAGGATCAGCGCGACCTTGTCGTCGACGACGGCGAGGCGGGTCACCTCCTGGTTTTTCGGCGTCGTGTAGGTCTCGCCGTGGACCACGCCGTTGTCCATCCAGATCCTCAGGGCGCCCGTCGCCTGCGCCTTGCTGAGGCCACCTGTCTCCATGATGAACGGGATGGCCTGGTGTCTGGCCTTGTGGTGGTTGGCGTAGAACCAGCCTTCGCCGGGTCCGTCGCGCAGGCCCTCGAACACCCGCTTCAGCGCGTTCCAGTCGAGGCCGGCGAACGGCGAGGGCTGCGTCCACACGGTGGCCACGGCGAGGTCGTCGCCGTCGGGATAGGCGTCGTTGCCGTTGCCGAGCAGCTGGCTCACCAGCTTCATCCAGTGGGCCTTGTCGGGCGGCGGCGCGTAGTTTTCCTTGGTGCCGGCGACCCTGAAATAGCGGTAGCACTGGTCCTCCTCGATGCCGAGCGCTTCCCCCTCCTCGGCGGTCATCCGCGCCAGGATGCGGGTCGAGCGGAAGTTGGCGCGCAGCGCGACCGCGCCCATCAGGTCGTCGACGGCGCCGCTGGCGCCCTTGCGCAGATGGTGCAGCACCAGGGCGGCGACGTTGGCGGCCTGGGCGATGCGGGTCACCTCGCCGGCCACGGCGGCGATGGCGACGTTGGCGTTGCCGTCGTCCATGGCGTGGGCGCTGTTGAACGGATCGACCACCAGCATCACCGCGCCGCAGGCGCGCAGTTCGCGGATGATGGCGTAGCTGTCGGGGAACAGGATGCGACCGTCTTCGTGGCGGGCCAGCACCACGCGGGCGTCGGTGCGGTGGCGCAGAAAATGGACGCCGCGCATCGCTGTTGCGTAGTCCAGCCCGTAGTAGAGGCAGCCGGCGGCGATCTTGCGCTGCCACTCCACCATGTCGTCCTCGTAGGTGATGATGGCGACGGATCCGCTGCGCCAGACGCGCTCGCCGAGCAGGGCGCGGCCAAAGATCATGCTCAGGATGATGGCGGTGGTCAGGAAGCCCTTGCCGACGCCATCGGCGGCGCCCAGCACGGCGGCTGAGCCGAACAGCATGTAGCGGCCGTAGGCCCAGGTCCGGGGCGGGATGTCGGAGATCTCGCCCGCCGGCAGGACCACCGCCTCGAAGTCGTCATCGCCGGCCTCGACCTCGCGCAGCGCTTCGGCGAGCGCCTCTAGATCGGCGGCGCCGTGCGAGGCGAGGTAGTCGGAGACGTCGCCCTTGGGTGGGCAGGCGGGCCAGGCCTTGCCCAGGTCGAGCACCCGCACGCGGGCTGCGAAGGGTCGTACAGAGGCGGCGACGGCCTGGGCGTGATCCTGCCCCGGCAGCTGCGGACGCCCGTCTGCGTGCCACTGCAGGACCCCCTGGGCGGTCTTGGACTGCGGATCGTTGTCGCCGACCACCACGACGTCGGCGTCCTTGAAGTAGGGGCTCAGTTCGGCCTTCCACTTGCCGGCCCCGCCGGGGTTGGTGGTGGCGGCCAGGCCTGCCACCCACAGCCGGTCGGCGTCCTTCTCACCCTCGACGATCCAGATCTTGCGCCCAGCGGCGATGGCGGCGAGCACCTCGGGCAGGCGATAGGGGACGCGCTTGACGCCCTTGGTCGACCACACCCAGCCGCCGTGGCCGTCGGGGCGGCGCTGGAGGAAGGTCTTGGGGAACTTGCGGCAGACCTCGAACAGCAGCGTCGTGTCGACGTCTTCGTAGGGGTAGGCGTTGGTGATCTGCGGACCAGGCGCGTGGCCGTTGGGCTTCGACTCCGGGAAGCGCTCGTGCAGCCAGTCGCGGGCCGCGGCGTGGTCGATCATCTCGTGCTGTTCGATGAAGGCGAGGACGCCACCGCCATCGCCGGCCTCGTTGTTGTACCAGACGCCTTTTTCGACATCGACGGCCATGGAGCCGCGGTTTCCCCAGCGCAGGATCTTGGCGGTCGACAGCTGTGGGTTGGGGTCGCCGAGGAGCAGCCGGGCCACGGGTTCCATGAAGACGCGGAGGTGGTCGACCTCGCCCATGACGCCCGGCTAGGCGACAGCTGCAACATCACCGCCGGCCCGCGCCAGGCCTGCAGCGCCGATGAGGCACGCCTCGGCGCGGTCGATGTCGCCTTTGCGGGCGAACCACTGCGCGTGCTTGGGCCACCGGGCGATGGCCCGGCTCCGCGCCACGTCCTTGTTCTCCTTGCCGGGTGGCACGCCAGCGAACCGCTTCCAGACGGGCGGCGTGATCCAGACTATCGGCAAATCGAAAGCGCCTGCGATGCCCTCAATGACGCCACGGGCTCGCCCAAATGCGAAGGCGGAGACCTTGGCGTCGGTGGGACGCGCGGCCACGAACTCACAGAAGATCCGGTCGGCGTTCGACTCGGCGATGATGTTCGAGAGCAGGGCGGCGTTGGTGGCGCGGCGACCGTTCGCCTCAGGCAACGAAGGCATGTCGACGACGTTAAGCAACTCACCTGAGTTAGTGAGTATCGCGATGGCTCCGTTAGCGCCTATGTCAATTCCAAGAACCGCTGCAACCATTGTTCGCATTCCTGGGCTAGAAGCGAGGCTTGACAAGCCCCGCTTGACAAGGAAGTTAAGGCGCTATCGGCCTGTTGCGTCGGTCGTCTCAGGGGGAGGCGGCGCGTCGTACAGGTCAGGTCGGAGGCGCCACGCAGGAATGCCCGTAAAGTCTGAAAGCTGGCGAACCCACTCAGCGGGGATCGCCCGCCAGCCTGAGATCGCCTGCTTGGAGATGCCGAGTTCGCGACCGATCGCCGCGAACCTGCCGTATTGCGAGTACCGGAAGGCCTCGACCGCTCGCTCCGCCGCTTCAGTAGGGATGCCGACGCGCTTCGCCATGGCGACCTTAGCCTTTGGTGCTTCCGCCCGTGGGCACTCTTGTCCCACTTACTTTTTGCGTCAAGTGGAGCCTGTCCAATGAGCGGCGACGCCCTCAAAGTTGGCAAGCGCATCGCCAACGCGCGAGAGGCCTACCGCCTCAACCAGGCCCAGCTGGCCGCCAACCTGGGCGTCACCCGCGCGGCGATCAGCCAGTACGAGCAGGGCAAGATCACGCCGCGGGCCAAGATCATCGACCGGCTGGCGGACCTGTTCAACTCCGATCCGGAGTGGTTCCAACATGGCCGGGGCAAGTCGCCCAGCGTGCTGGACGCGCCGCTGACCCTCCGTGAGATCAACGTGGAGCGCCTGACGGCGCACATCGCCGATCCCTGCGATCTCGCCAACGGTCGCGAGTGGCGCCTGCCCATGGGGATGTTCGCCAAGCTGCCGCTGGCCGTCCATGATCACATGGTGGTGATCGTCGCGCCCAACGACGCCGGGCCCATTCAGCGGGGCGATAAAGTGGTAATCAACACCCGGCGGCACAAGGGCAAAGGCGTGGCGCTGGTCGCCTACCTTGCGGACCTGGCGCGCCTGGAAGAGGGGCCCCTGGGAGGGGTCCGGATCGTCGGCTACGCGGTCGGTTTTTATCGACCCCTGTGAGTTGAACGAATCGCCCCGCCGGCCGTCAATTAGCACTTGACCCTCGGCTGCGCGGGGACTTACGCTTTCCGTCAAGTGAAGATCAGTGGGGAGATGGTTATTGCCATGCTCGGCCCGGATGCAGAAGCTTTGACGCTTATCACCAACATCCAGCTGCACACCGACGACCGTGTGCGCCAGGCGTTTGACCTCGTTGATGAACTGGGGGGGCAGACGGCCCGCGACCAGTTCCTGAGCCACACCCTATGCACCCTGATCGCCGTCGCCGCGAAGGCGCGTGGCCCGCAGGGCGCGCTCGCGCTGATGGTGGAGGGCTTCGAGACGGCCGAGGGTTTGAGCGAGGGACCATGAGATGGACGTCCTCGGCAACGCCGGCACCCCGGAGGAGCGCCGCACCGGCATAGGCGGGTCTGACGCCGCCGCGGCGCTGGGTCTGTCGCCCTGGCAGACCCCGTACGAACTGTGGCTCCAGAAGACCGGCCGTGCGCCGCCCGTCGAGCAGAACGAGCCCATGCTCTGGGGCCATCTGCTGGAGGACGTCGTCCGCCGCGAATACGCCCGCCGCACCGGCCTGGAGACCCGGACCATCGCGGAGATGATCCGCCACCCGCAGCACCCGTGGATGTTCGTGCATCTCGACGGCGAGGTCATCGGCCGCCCCGTCCGCGTCATCCTTGAGGTGAAGACCGCGCGCACGGCCCAGGGCTGGGGCGAGGAAGACACCGACGAGATCCCGCAGAACTACCTGATCCAGACCCACCACTCGATGGCGGTCACGCAGGCCGAAGTCTGCGACGTCGCCGTGCTGATCGCCGGCCAGGACTTCCGACTCTATCAGGTCTGGCGCGACCACGAGATCGAGGCGCAGCTGGTCGAGCGCGAGGCGGCGTTCTGGGCGATGGTGACCAGTGACCAGCCGCCGCCGCCGATGACCATGCAGGACGCGGTGCGCCGCTGGGGCCGCTACGACGCCCAGGGCGAGGTCATGGCCGGCGTGCCCGAGATCACCGCTGTCGAGGCGCTGCGCCGGCTGCACAGGCAGAAGGCCGAGATCGCGGCGGCTGAAGAGCAGATGAAGATGCGGCTGATGGAGGCGATGGGCGACGACGGCCTGAACCTCGTGGACGGACGCGGCGACATCCTGGCGACGTGGAAATTGGACAACGGGCGCAAAGCCTACAGCGTGGCGGCGCGCGAACCATCCCGCCGCTTTCTCGTGAAGCATCTGGAGGACGTCGATGTCTAACGAACACCACGCGATCGTCGCCAACCCGCTCGGCGAGCATCGGCCGCCCGCGATCGCCACCGTCGAGGCCTCCGCGCGGCGCGAGATCGCTGAAGTGCAGAGCGCCGTGGTGATGGCGCGCACCTACCCGCGCGACCGGATCGGCGCTGTGGATGCGATCCTACAGGACTGCACCCGGCTCTCGCTGGCCCAGGCGGCGCTCTACAGCTACTCGCGCGGCGGCCAGGAGATCAGCGGCCCGTCGATCCGCCTGGCTGAGGCGATGGCGCAGTCGTGGGGCAACCTGACCTACGGCATCCGCGAGAAGGAGCGGCGCATTGGCGAGTCGACGATGGAGGCGTTCTGCTGGGATCTGCAGACCAACGTGCGCCCGGTGCGCGAATTTCAGGTCAAGCACGAGCGCTACTCGCGCGACCGGGGGCGCCAGGCCCTCACGGGCGACATCGAACGCGACATCAACGAACTGACCTCCAACCAGGGCGCCCGGCGCCTGCGCGCCTGCATCCTCGAAGTGATCCCCGGCGATGTTGTCGAGGCCGCCGTCGAGCAGTGCGAGGCGACGCTGCTGGCCAAGGCCGACACTTCGCCGGAGGCGGTCGGCAAGCTGGTCAAGGCCTTCGAGCAGTTCGGGGTGACGCGGGAGATGGTCGAGACCCGCATCCAGCGCCGCATCGACACCATCCGCCCAGCCCAGATCGTGCAGCTGCGCAAGGTGTGGTCGAGCCTGAACGACGGCATG